TAGGTGTTGGTATTATCAACTTAGCATATTGGATGGCTAAAAATGGAATGACTTACAGTGAACCAAACTTAGAAATGATTGACGAATATGCAGAAGCGTGGAGTTATTATTTAATTAAAGCAAGTGCAGAACTTGCACAAGAGCAAGGTGCATGTTTGTGGAATGACCAAACAAAATACAGTGATGGTATCCTTCCTATTGATACCTACAAACGAGATGTTGATGAACTAGTACCACACGTAGAGCGTATGAACTGGGACGGGTTACGTGGCATGTTACAAGAAACAGGTATTCGTAATAGCACACTAATGGCATTAATGCCAGCAGAAACTAGTGCACAAATTAGTAATGCTACGAACGGTATTGAGCCACCACGTAGTCTTGTAAGTGTTAAACAATCAAAGCACGGTGTACTAAAACAAGTTGTACCTGGTATCCATCATCTTAAAAACAAATACGAATTGCTGTGGGATCAAACAAGTCCAGAAGGCTACTTAAAGATTATGGCTGTACTGCAAAAGTATATCGACCAAGGCATATCGGTTAATACTAGCTATAATCCACAGCATTTTCCAGATGAAAAGATCCCAATGAGCAACATGTTACAACACTTAATGATGTTCTACAAATATGGAGGTAAACAACTGTATTACTTTAACACATATGACGGAGCAGGTGAAATTGATGTTGACAAAATGGACCAAAGTGCTAATATAAACATCGAAGAGCAAATTACAATCAATGGAGAAGACGAAGCCTGTGAAAGCTGCGTCATTTAAAAGGAAAATTAATGTCAGTATTTAATACAACAAATAAAAGCAGTCAAGCAAATAACCTGGCGTTTCTCGACCCGTCTGGTGGCGTTACTATTCAACGTTATGATACAATGAAGTATCCTAGTTTTGATAAATTTACAGATAAGCAGTTGGGGTTCTTTTGGAGACCTGAAGAAGTAGATACATATCGTGATGGTAAAGACTTTAAAAATCTAACACCACATGAACAACACATTTTTACGTCTAACTTAAAGCGTCAAATTCTACTTGATAGTGTACAAGGTCGTGCACCTGCAGAATCGTTTGGTAGTATTGTAAGTTTGCCGGAACTTGAGAACTGGATTATTACTTGGACATTTAGTGAAACTATTCACTCACGTAGTTACACACATATTATTCGTAACGTGTATAGCAACCCAAGTATCGTTTTTGATGAACTAATGGATATTCCAGAAATTTTAGAATGTGCCGGAGACATTTCAAAATATTATGATGATCTTATCGAAGGTGCAGGCTACTATAACTTACTTGGTGAAGGCACACATACTGTTAACGGTAAAAAAGTAGTAGTCGATTTACGTGAACTTAAAAAGAAACTTTGGCTTGCTATTATGAGTGTAAACATTCTCGAAGGTGTTCGCTTTTATGTAAGTTTTGCTTGCTCGTGGGCATTTGCTGAACTTAAAAAGATGGAAGGCAATGCTAAGATTATCAAGTTTATTGCACGTGATGAAAACTTACACCTGGGCAGTACACAGTTACTTCTCAAAACACTTAAAAAAGACGATCCTGTATTTGCAGAGATTGCCAAAGAAACAGAAGAAGAATGCATTAAGATGTTTACTGATGCAGTTGAACAAGAAAAAGCATGGGCTGACTATTTGTTTAAAGACGGTAGTATGCTAGGACTAAATCGTGAATTGTTGTGTGACTACATTGAACACATTGCAATGAAGCGTATGAACAACGCAGGCCTTCCTAAAATTTACAATCAAGCAAGTAATCCACTACCTTGGACACAAAAATGGATTGCTGGTGCGGAAGTACAAGTTGCGCCACAAGAAACAGAAATTACAAGTTACATCAACGGTGGCACAAAACAAGATGTAACAGAAGACACATTTAAAGGATTTAGTCTATAATGGAACTACTATTAACAATTGCCTTTTGGGCACTATTCGTATACTTAATTTATAAGTGGGCAGAGTCAAAAGGACGTAATGCTGTAGGATGGGCTATTGCCGCTGCACTTATTAGTCCACTTATTGTTGGTATTGTCTTTTTGTTTGTCCCAAAGACAATTGAAAAGCAGGCTGAAGAAGCCAAGTTAATGAAAAAGTTGATGGAAGAATGATTACAGTATACACAAAGCCTTATTGCCCTTACTGCGATTTGGCAAAGCAATATTTAACAAAACATGAGTTTGAATTTGAGACAATCGATATTACAGAAAATCCAGAAGCTCGTGAATTTTTGATTAATGAAGGGCATAAAACAATGCCTCAAATTTATCACAAAGGTAAACTATTAATTGAAGGCGGCGGAATGGCACTTAACAGATTACAACCAGATTACGTCCGTGAACTTATTGGAGATATTAAATTAGATGTTGGTGATTTCAAACTTTAAAAAAAGCGATGTTGTTACAATTAAACTCAGTACAGGAGAAGAAATTGTTGCAAGATTCGACGTAGACACTGGTAGCGAATTAAAAGTAGTAAAGCCAACTGTGCTTACGCTTAACCCAACTGACGGAAAAGCAATGCTTATTCCTTGGTTAATGAGCGTTGATGCTCATGCTAGTGATCCAGTAATTATTAGTAAAAGTCAAATTGTTGCAGTAAGCAAACCACACAAGGGTATTGCTGATGGCTATATGCAAAGCACAACAGGGCTAACAACTGCTACAGAAAGCAGTCTGCTTATCTAATAAATACGTGTATGGCAAACTTCATACACAGAAATAATGACAGTAGAGCATGTGGTGCAAGAACCCGTGCAACTGTGAACAATGTAAGAGTAAACGGCGAATTTATATCAACAGAAGGAGATCCCAACTCACACGGAGGGGGATCACTTCGTGCAACTCTTACTTCTGGTAGAACAAGAGCAGGCGGCAAACCTATTATTATATTAAATGATCCTGCGTCTCCAGATTCGTTATGTCCTACAGTAGGTCCTCCACATTGTACTCCACGAGCAACTAGTGCAAGTGGCGATGTGAGAGCCGGAGGTTAATATGGTAGACTATACAGATTTTAGGAATGGTTTGCAAGACGCTAATCAGTATTTGGATGCTAGACACCATTTAAGTGGCACAACTGCACTTGGCAACGCCAATCTTAACATTGTTGCACAGGCAGAATATAGTTTTACACTTAGAGAATTACTTTGTGGTGTTTTAAGTGGAAATGGTATTAAACTTCCAAATTTACAAATTTGTTTAAGTGCAAATATACAAGCACTACTAGGAATTCCACAATTACAAGGTGAACTATATGATGCATTGTCTCAACTAGACAGTGCAATGAATGATTTTATGGATCACACAAATCTAAACAACATATTGGGAAGGTTAAATGGTGTCCTAGCTGAAGCACAAAACGTTGCTAACATGATTAACTTCTGTAGCGCACCTGTTGATCCTATTGCTATTCCAAACATGCTAGAACGTGCATTTGGAAGTTTTCTTGGTGCTGGTAAGAACTTAATTGACCAAATTGGTAGCATTGTTCCTGGAGAAGTTTGTGCATGTATTGGTACTGGCGGCTTTAATAGTAATGTATTTAATGGTGGTATACTTGGTAATATTGCTAATAACATAGACGCTATTAACGCAGGAAACTTGAGTCAAAGTGTAATTGATAGTATCAGATCAGATATTGAAGGTGTTTCGGCTGGCATTAAAAATCTAATCGATTTTGAGAACAATATTCAAGGTGCATATGCACTTGGCGGTAGCCAATTCGCAGCACCAGATTCTGGTTGTAATAGTGAAATTGGTGTAATGCATAATCCGTTTAACGGAAGTATTGCTGACAATGCACGTTTAGTTGCAAGCATGAAAAGTTTATATGATAGATTAGCTGGGTATCCTGTAACTTATAGACCTGGAACGTCATTTGGAGGTACAGAAGGACAAAATCCTATTAGTGCTTCTTCTGGTGGAGAACCTGTTGAGTATGCAAATATTTTCGAACTATTGTTTGATCAAGAATTATTAGACTTATTAGCACAAGCTGATGATCCACAAAGTACAGTTGATAATCAAATACCAGTACGTGATTACTGTGGAAACATCATTGGATATACTACAAATTATGTTCAACATGAACAACAAACTAGTGATGGCACAACACCAACTGTTCCCAACAGTCCTGGTTGGGCAGCTGGAGGGTTACAAACATCGACAGGAGGCACGACGAGTAATACTCAAACAGCAGACGGTGGAAGTATTACAATTAATCAAGGTGGCGGCGCAAATGTTTATTTGGTCAATAGTGAAGCAGCTCAGCTTGCACTTAATGCATCCAGTTTAGACATTGTTGTGCGTACTGATATTTTAACAGTTTTTGTTCGCAAAGATACTGCCCAATTTAACACTGGAACAATTTCTGATTATCAACAAAGTAGTGTAACACTTACTGCTTTTGGAAATAGTGTCAATCAACTTAGTAGTTATGGGTTTGTTGTAAAAGATGGAAACACAGCAATTGCTAGAACTATAACTGGAGCAACAAACGAAATTACAGTAACCAATGG